CGAGACCTACACTTGCCCAGAGTTGGTCGGCCAGGCTCTCGAACCTGGTGGCTTCATCAGCACCATCGCCAGCGCAGCCACATCACTGACCATCCGCGCCTCGGGCCGCGAAATCACTTAAAGGAGAAACAGCATGGACAAATTTATGATGATGCCCAAAGGCTTCATGGGTCTGCCGGTTGAGGAAGAATTCATCACCGCATCCGAGAACAAGAAGAACACCCAGGTCGTGATCGACGACTGGATGCTTGGCCCAGAAAACCCCAGCAACGAACCCACAGCCAATAAGGTCTACTGGGTCGCTCTCGGCCAGGCCATGCAAGTGGATGAGAAAGAAGCACGTCGTCGTCGCTGCTCCAACTGCGAGTATTACGACAACAGCACCATGACCCAGGCCAAGATGGAGCGCATCCCGCGCAACGCATGGGACACAAATGCAGGCTTCCGAGGCTACTGCAACAAATTCGACTTCATCTGCCATGACCTTCGTGCTTGCCAGGCTTGGGAAGAGCGCGAATTTGACATGGATTGAACAGACCATGCAAATATGGGACAATCTGGCCGCTGAGTCACCAAAGCCGCCAGCAGCTTGCCCTAAACAGGAGTTGCACATGACTGGTATTGATTGGCTCAGAGAAAACCTGCAAAGGGTTTTTCTTTTGCCTGCCCCAGTCGTGGAGTGGCTGGTGATGGTCTATGACGCCATCCAAGTATTTGACGATGTTGCAGACGGCGACCCAGTTGAGCGCAAAGACCTCAACGCAGCCATCTGGAACACCCTGGTGGGCATTCACCAGAATCCGTTCTTCATCGCCAACAGCCACCACCTTGTGCCACTCTTGGCCACAGCCATCCTCAAGTGGCAAGCATCCGACACAGCAGAACGCGCAGGCCAAGCCGACGCCAGATCATTCGTCTGGCGTGCAGGCTTTTACGACCTGATCCTGATGGCCGTATCAATCACACATGGCCCAGGATTCGCCACCAAAAACGCGCATCTCGTCATGGATCTGTATGGCGAGAAATTTGAAGACTACATGAAGGAGTTCGGCAATGCCTGATCCAATAACGGCCCTAGTCGTGGGCGGAACACAAGTCGTTGGCGGCCTGATGCAGGCCGACGCAGCAGAAGACGCAGCAAACATCCAAGCTGGTTCAGCCCAGGCTGGCATCTCAGAGCAGCGCAGGCAATTCGACGCACTGCAAGCCTTGCTCAAGCCCTACACAGAAGCAGGCGTTCCAGCATTGGAACAGCAGCAAGCTTTCTTGGGTCAGCGAGGCCCAGCGGAAGAGTTGGCGGCCATCGAGCGCATCAAAGGCGGTGTTGGCTTTCAAGAAGCCGTGCGACAAGGCGAAGAGGCTTTGCTTCAACGTGCATCGGCCACTGGTGGCTTGCGCGGCGGCAACATCCAAGGCGCACTTGCTCAGTTTCGTCCTGCTTTGCTCAATCAAGCTCTTGAGCAGCAATACAGCCGACTCGGTGGCATGACGCAGCTGGGCCAACGCTCTGCTGCTGGCGTGGGCGCTGCTGGCATGGAGACTGGCACGAACATCGCCAACCTTTTGGGCCAGCAAGGTGCAGCTCTCGCAGGCGGTGAACTCGGCCAGGCCAAGGCCTACGGCCAGATCCTGAACATGCCAGCACAGTTCCTCGGTATGCAATACGGCGCAGGTGGTGGCGGGTCTGCTGGAACACCAGGTTTTGGCAATCTTTTCAGTGACCGTCGCCTCAAGAAAAACATCAAGCAGATCAGCACACGACCCGATGGCTTGAAAGTCTACGAATTCGATTACATCTGGGGCGGTGGCCGTCAGATTGGCCTGATGGCTCAGGAAGTCCAGACCATCTACCCAGGCGCTGTTTCCGAGTCTGGCGGCTTCCTGATGGTCGACTACAGCAAGGTCTAAAAACATGGCACAGATCAATCCCTTCCAAAGCCCGATCAACTATTCGGTCGATGTGCAAAGCCCATTCGAGGCCGCACTCGGTGGTTTCAAAGTTGGCCAAGCCGGTGCTGAGATGCAGGCACAGGCTCAAGCACGCGAGCGCAAGCAGCAGTTCCAAACAGGCTTGAACGACTTCTTCAAGAAGCCAGACCGTACATACGAAGACCTTGAGAAGCTCTTACCGTTTGCCGACAAGCAGCAGTTTGATGCTTTGACCAAGGTCGGCGAAGGCATGGACAAGCGCAGGCTCGACACCGATAAGCGTGTTGCAGCTCAGACCTTGATCGCATTGGAGCAAAACCCTTCAATTGCCAAGACCATGCTTCAAGAGCGTTTTGACGCCGAAACAGATCCAAATCAAAAACGCGCATTAGGCGTCTTGATCGAAACAGTTGACGTTGACCCAAAAAGAGCAGCTCAAATGATTGAGCTGACAGGCGCCGCAACTTTTGGCAAAGACTGGTATTCCGGCATTACAGCAAACCGACAAGAGCGCAGAGCAGAGGCCTTGCAGCCTTCTGCCATGACCAAGGCCCAAGCAGATGCCAATGCTGCTGTTGCTGATGCTGAGAAAAAGGTTGCAGAAGCTAAAGACACCCCAGCTCGATTGGCAGCAGAACAAGAAAAACGAATTGCAGATGCCAACAAAGCCAAGGTAGATGCACAGTTCGCAGGCCCATTGGCGCAAGCCAGCCTGAACCTGAACGCTGCCCAGATCAAGAACATCAACAGCGAGATCAGCAACCGCGCTGCCAATACGAATCTTAACCAGCAGACCATGCAAGCCACAGTCGCTGAAAAGCTCTCCAACATTCAAAAGAACTTGAATGAACTGCCAGCCGACACCCGCAAACTTGTCAACGAGTCAGCAGTTACGGCAGCGGCCTCAAAGCAATCAGCAGACCAGTACAACGACCTGGCAAAACGCCTAGAGGCTGCTGGAGGTGGTTATGGTGTTTTCAGTAATGCCTCGGAACTTGTCAAGAAAGGCTTAGGCCTTCAAGGTGGCATGTCTCAACTGCGCCAAGAATACACGCGCATGAGAAATTCGGCAGCGGTCAAATCTTTGCCACCAGGCCCAGCCACAGACAAAGATATTGAACTGGCCTTGAAACCTTTTCCATCAGATACAGCAGATGCCAAATACATGGCCAGCTTCTTGCGTGGAATGGCCAAATTGCAAGACATTGAGGCAGCAGTATCTAATGCAAAAACAGACTGGCTGGCCAACAACAACGGCGTGCTGACCCGCGCACGAAACACTTTCCAGGCTGGCGACTACGCCACCAAACCGGGAGAGTCCTTTAACGACTTTACGCAGCGCGTGGTACAAGACCAAAGCAAGCGCTACAGCCCAGCAGCCCAAACGCCACTGGTCGAGCAGATCCCAACAGATCGCACGCCACGGCCAGCAGCACCAGCAGCAAACATCCGGTCGCAAGCTGACGCAATCCTGCGCGGAGGTCAATAAATGGCAACAGCCGACGAATACGCAGCCTGGATCGTCAAGAATTCCGCCAAGCGCGGGACTCCTGAATTTGACACCGTGGCCAAAGCCTACGAGCTGGCCAAGGGTGAAGAAACGACTGCCACCTTCCAGCAGCAGAACGCACCAGCACCACAGCAGCCAGGCGTGATGGATCAGATCGTCGGCGCTGGAGAAACCGCCATGACACTTGGCACTAGCGCAGTCGGTGGCACACTCGGAACACTGGCCGGCACTCTCCAGGGCTTGTCCCAGCAGATCCTCTCAGGTCAGTTTGGAACCCCAGAAGCCATGCGTGCAGTCGAGAAGGCCGCAACCGCAGGCGCTCAGGCGCTCACCTACCAGCCACGCACCCAAGCTGGCCAAGAACAGGTGCAAGCCGTGGGCCAAGTCTTATCAAACGTCCTGCCCCCAGTCCTTCCAGCAATCGCAGCCCCTGGCGCTGTTTTACAAGCCGCACGCACCGCAGCCCCAACAGTCGGTGCAGTTCGTCAGATCGCAGGTGCAGCAGGTCAACGCGCAGCCACAGCAACAGGCCAAGCCATCGCCAGGCCAGTGCAGGCGGCCACCACAGCCGTGCGCGAGACCTTGGGCATGGAGACCCCATCCGTGGCCACCACAGCCCCAGCAGCAGGCGCTCGCGTCTCAGGCGGAGCAGCAGCCACACCAGAGGCCATGCGCCGCACCACCACGGCCGAAAGCCTTCCAGTTCCGGTGCAGCTCACCAAAGGCGCAGCCACCAGGGACGCCCAGCAGCTGGCCTTTGAAAAGGAACAGATCAAGAGCGACCTGGGTGGCCCACTGCGCCAGCGTGCGGAGGAAAACAACCTGCAAGCCTTACAGAACTTTGACGCCTTGGTCGACATGACCGACGCCCAGCTCATGGACTTGTCGTCCACAGGCGGCGCTGTCGTCAAGTCCTTGACTGAAGGCCTCACGGCAGCCAAGAACAAGACTCGCGCAGCCTACAAAGCAGCCGAGAATGCTGGCGAGCTGGAGAACAACGTCACCCTCAGCTCGGTCGTGGATTACATCAACGAGAACATCCCAGAGGGAGATCTGGCCCCCATCCTCAAGGCAGCACAGCAGAAGGCCATCGCCATCGGCGCAGCAGTCCCAGATGCCGACGGCAGACTCGTGGCCCAGCCCATCACCCTCAAGCAAGCCGAAAGCCTGCGCCAGACCTTCCAGCGTGCAGGTTTTGAGGGTGCAGACCAGTTCCACGGCGGCAGCCTCAAGCGTGCATTTGACGTTGAGACAGAAGGCTTGGGCGGAGACCTCTACAAGAAGGCCCGTCAGATTCGCTTGGACCAGGCTCGCAAGTTCGAGAATCGTGCCATAGTCGCTCGCCTCATCAAGAACCGCAAAGGCATGGAAGATCCCCAGGTCGCAGCCGACCAGGTTTTCCGCAAGTCGATCCTGAATTCATCGCCAGAGGAAATCACGTTCCTGAAACGTGTCTTGGTCACCAGCGGAAAAGATGGCCAGCAAGCCCTCAAAGAGCTGCAAGGCGCTACCGTGCGACACCTCAGAGACGAGGCCACCAAAGGCATGGGCATGGACTCGCAAGACCGGCCTTTGATCTCTCCAGCCAAACTACACCAATCTGTCCAGGCACTTGATGCCAATGGCCGCTTGGATGTCATCCTGGGCAAGAAAAACGCACAAATCGTGCGCGACCTTGATGACGTCGTGCGCTACGTCACCACCGTGCCACCAGGCACACTGGTCAACAGCTCAGGCACAGCGGGAACATTGCTCGCAGCCATGGCCGAAGCTGGCGCAACTGGTGCGCTCACAGGTCTGCCATTGCCAGTGGCCTCTGGCCTGCGTCAAATCATCAAGATGCGCCAGGAAGGGCGCACCAAGGCCAGAATCAATGAAGCCCTCAACGCATTGCCACCCGTGCAGCCTTGAGCGACAATTCACCATCCAGGAGACCTCATAAATGTCCGCACTCTCGATTCAAGTCCCCTTCCCGGTCTTTCAAGGCCGTGATGGTCAACCCTTGGAAAACGGTTACATCTGGATTGGCGAACCCAACCTCAACCCCCAGACCAACCCAGTCGTGGCCTACTACGACGAGGCTCTGACCATCGTTGCTGCACAACCCTTGCGCACCCTCAACGGCTATGTCTCACGCGCAGGCACACCAGCCCAGATCTACGTCGATGGCGTGAACTTCAGCATCCTGGTGCAGGACAGCAAGGGCTCGATGGTCTACAACTTCCCAGACGGCACTGGCATCAGCCCAGACGCTTGCGGCGTTACTTACGACCCACCCTTCACCGACTCCGTGCCATACCCAGTTTGCGAGAAACTGGCACAGACCGTCAGCGTCAAAGACTTTGGCGCTACGGGTGACGGCACAACAGACGACACCACAGCCATCCAAGACGCTCTGGACAGCGGCGCGACTGAAGTGGTGTTTCCAGCCAGCAACACCTACATCATCGACGGCGGCTTGATCTCCAATCAGGCCGGTCAAGTCATCAGTGCATACGGCGCAACGATCAAGCTCAAGGCCAACGCAACCAGCAGGGCAATGCTGCGACTCAACGGCGCAGGCTCGTCTGTGCTTGGCGGCACTTGGGATGGCAACAAAGCCAACGGAAACAGTGGCCCAACAAGTGGCAGCACTCTCCCTGTTGAGGTCTATTCGTCTTGGAACATCGGTATTTTTGCCAGCCGCTGCACGATCAAAGACTGCTACTCCATCAACACCTACGGCATGTTCTGCACTGGTGGCAGCGTAAGCGACACTCTGTT